GTATTAGATAGTAACTGGTTGAGAATCTAAGGTTCAAGTCCTTAGTATAATGTGTAATGAAGTTTTTTATAACAAGGCAATAATATCAGCCTTACCCAATATCTTATCTGGTTTAGCAACTACCAGTACAAAAATAAGTTGTATTAGAGTCTTTATTTTATCTTATTTATTAACTAACATATTAAACTATGAAACATCTAACTAAAAAAGAAGTTCAAAAACTGTTTCCGCAAGCTAAGTATAGTGGAAAAACAAGTACTTGGTATTTTGAAGGAAAAGTGTTATCTCCTCAAAAAGTAGCAAAAAAAATAAAAACAATAAAAGCAACTACTGATTTTGTTAATAATGTAAATACTATTGTTAATAAAATAACAATTGCTAAAAATGCTTTTATTTATTCCTTTAAAAGAATATCTAATACTTCTGCTGAGAATATTATTATTCTTCATGCTTTACGACAAAAAGAAAATCCTACAAAAAAAGATTTTCAATTAATGAAAGCATTGCAGTTTGCAATATAACCTCATACCACGTGGAGTAAAAACTTAAATATAAAAGTTTAGGATTTACTTATAAATCTTAATTATAGTTTTATATCTGATAAAATTAATCGGGGAAGTTTCTATAATGTTTATTGTTATCTTATACTGAAATATAGTAAGTATAGGTTTTTATTAATTTTTTAAAACAAATAATTATGCTATCAATCTATTTTAATGGTCAAAAAGTAGCTAATAAAGCTACTGTAGTTAAATCTGCAATCAAAAATTCTAAAATGAAAGAAGGAGTTTATGAATTTCGTAATTCTAATGATAAAATTGCTTTCAAAGTAAAATACCAATTAGTAATAAACAAAAAAACAAAAAAAGGACATTTGAAAGTAATTGGAAAACAATTTATGTAAAAGTCCTTAGGCAACTATAACTAAATTATAGTATGGAAGAATATGCCTACTAAGACATCTAGCGCACTATAGTTTAGTTAAATTACTATTATTCTTGTGTTTTTCTCAATTGGCAAAAAATAGTAATATAAAAACAAAACAATTATCTTGATAAGAAGCTTTAAAGTGGAAAAGTGTAACTTGAAATTATTAATTTAATTAGCATTTATTGTTGTATAATATTTAGATACTACATCAAATATTATACTATTCATTAATGTAAGACTAAGAGTAATGAATTGTGAGAAATCCTGACTATTATACTGAATAATAGTATTGCTTAAAAGTCAATTAAGAAACTATTGAGTTACCTTATATAAAAGTGACGTTTTATATAACTTAAACAGGGTAAGGAAAAATAGTAGAGTGTAGATCTATTAAGATGATTGTTTTTAACTTTTAAATTAAAAAATAATGAATGTTTATACATTTAATTTTATTAATGAAACTTTAAATATAACATTAGCAATAAATTCAGATATACAAGGAGTGGTTATTTTTGGAGAAACTTCTACTGTAATAGCCGAAGATAAAGATAAAGCTAAAGAATTATTAGTTAATTATTTAAAGAACAACTTAGTATAATTATAAACTTAAAACTAACTATTATGAAAAAATCAGATTTAATACCAAATGAAATATATTACCATGAAACAAGTGGAGATAAATTAATAGAATCATTTGTAGGTATATTAAATAATGGTCATTTATATTTTGATTATTCCTTAAATATCGAAGGATATTATAATTATTTACACCAATCTGAGGCTCTACCATATTTACCTCATATTATAAGATTAGCTACAAAAGAAGAAAAAGAATGGTTTTTAGCTTGTAAAAAAGCTGATAATACTTTTGTACCTAAATCTCAAAATAATGAAGATGAAAAAATAGATATTTATTACTCAAATCAATATCCAAAAAATCAAAGTATTGATTCATTAAAACAAACTGCTAATAATTATGTCGAAAGAACTATATCTGAAGAACATAAAAAATCTTTAGATATTTCTACATTGGATTTATTAAAATCTTATTTCTTATCAGGAATTAAATCTAATGCAGCAAAAAAATTACATACTAAAGATATGTATTCTGAAGAAGAAGTAAGAATGACACTTATATATTGTGTTAGTCAATTAGCAACTCAATTTGGGCATGCAGACACATCAGATAAAATGAAAATTTGGAATGATGCTACAATTGAATGGCTTAATAAACATAAAAAATGAATAAATTAACATTATTATTTTCATTTTAAAATTTTAATTATGAAAAAAGCAAAATTAATACTCACTCCACATAACCATGAAACTTATTTTAATATAGATAATAAGTGGCATAATAAATTATTTTATAAAATTATAGATTAAATTATGAAAAACTTAAATGAAAATTTAAATGTAATTCCTTTAAAAGAAGGAATACACAAAGCTTTAGATGGTGATTATGTTCTTATCACAAGAATTAAATTCACACCTGAAGACTTAATTAACACTAATGAAAAACTTAAAATTGGTGATATAGTATTTAATAAAGATGAATATTATACTATTACTAAGTCTAATATTGACTTAGCAATACAATTAGAACTCACCCCATTAAAAATTAAATAATGAAAAAAAATTCAAAACAAGCTTTATTATTACTTGCTTTTGCAGCATTATTGTTTTTAACAAGTTATATTTTTTAAATTATGAAAATTTCAAATGAGACAAAAGTCTCTCTGACCTTCAATGAAGGAGGAGAGCATCTGGTAAGACCGGAAATTACAAAAATGATAATTAATTCTAAAGGAGAAATTAGTTATCCAATTATTAAAGCAGAAGAATTTAATGATACATCTAAGACACTAAACTTAGATGAAAAATTCATCTTACCTGCTATTAATGAAAGACCAAAAAGACAAAACCATAAAGTCTGGAGAAATAGCCCAGAGGGCAAGCTTTTTGGTATGTGGAATACTATTTCCAATGAAAGAAGGCTTGAATTAGCCTGTCGTCATTTAGTAGAAGCATTAACTGGTATTAACTATCGTGATGCAGAAATGAAAATGGAGATACTATGAAAAATAGACCTTTACCACAACCAAGTACTTATAATCCATATAACCCTTGCCCTGTTCCTAAATCACAGGTAAGGGTATATACTACTACCAAATCTCATATTTCTCAAACAAAAGAAACAACTGTGTTAAGACCAAGAATTAAAATAATTCCTAAGATTAAATAAATAATTAATTAATAATTTAAAATAAAATGACACTCATTCATGTAAATGATAAAATATTTAATGTAAACACATTAAGTGTAAAACAAGTTAATTTTTTAGGTATTGACTGTGTTTCTGCTATTTTAGAAGATGTTGATAATAATAAAATAGGAACTATTTATATCCCTAAAAAAGATATATTACGTATTTTAGTAATAAGCGAGTAAATAATAATTTAAAACTGGAGGAAACTATGAAGGTACAATATCCAAATTACACAGGTTCTTTAAAAGAACAGAATAAGAAAAAAGAAAAATATCAACTTGTATGTATTGCAAACATACAAACTGGGAATGTTTTAAGAATCTCTAAAAACAAAGCTTATAAAAAAGTAAGCAAGTTTAACATATCTTCTAAAAAACAAGGAAACAAATGGTTATATACTTCTAAAGAAGTGTATAAAAGGTTTAAAAAGGGGTTAGCTCCTCAATTAATAACAGAAGTTCTTGATAAGAAAGATTCTCATTTTGAAAACAAAGGAACTTATTATTCTATTATTAATTGTTATGTTGGGTTTGGCTCAATAAGAAAATATAAAAGACCAGAGCAAACCAAAAGTTCTACTAAAGTAGGAGGTAAAGGAGTAGGTTACCAGTATATTTATGGAGAAGATTGGGATAAAAAATATGCTTCTTTTCAACAATTAAATATGATTAAACATATAAATAACCCAAAACATCAAAGCAATGGATTATCAATTGCTAAGAATGTTAATAGAATTATCAAACCTGTAAAAACCATAAGATATGAAAAATAAACTTATAGTTATCAAATACTGGTCCAATCCTAATTTACCTTATGAGTATAATCATAAAGGAGAATTAGATTCTTTGACAGAAATAGACCATAGGACATTTATAGAACTCCTAAGGGCAATTTCTTTTCTTAGAGATTGTTCACATTCACTTACAAAAGAAGAAGATCTTACAGGCTCTAAAATTCATATTCAAAATGAAATTTCAGAAAAAATAGAAGAAAGAAATTCACAACAAGAAGAATTATCTTCTGAATATTCTTTCTGGGATAATCATGCTGAAATATTTTAATAAATAAATAAATAAATAAATAAATTTTAAATTACAAATTATGTCAGAAAATACAAATTTTAACGAAATAGCAGTAATAAATTTTCAAACAGCAATAGTAAAAGAAGGCGGTAAAGTAACTAATAATAGACATGGAGTTTCTCCATTATTTATGACTACTATTGCCGGTAAAAACTTTAATAAACAGTTTCTTGATGGAACAATTGCTGCCAATTTAGGAATAACTTCCGGAGAAACAATATTAATTCAAGTTTCTGAAGGTGAAGAATCTTTAGAATATGGAAGACAGCCTACTTATGTTAAATTAAGTAACCAATTATCTGGTTCAGAAATTATTGATAATAAACTTAAATTAGGTTCACCTATTTTAATCCCTGTAAAGGAGGAAATAAATAGTAAAACTAATATTTTGGAACCAAATGAAGAATTTCAAAATGAAATGAATCAATAATCAATTATAAGCCTTTATTAATTTAAAGGCTTATTTTTTATTTATCTATTAAAATATTATATTATGGGACAATTAAGAATAGGAGTTATGCTTGGTCTTTTAGAAAGAAATGTAGAGACTGTAAATGCAATTACATCATCTTTAAATAAAATTATTATAAAAGTAGAATTAAAAAAAGAAGAAAATATATTATCTTTTATTTTTGAAGATAATACGATATTAAATATAATTGATGGTGGACAATCTTGCTGCGAATATAGATACATGGATACTGATGATAATTTATCAGAATATTCGGGTGCAAAATTATTAGATTTTGAATTAAAAGATGCACCAAATCAAGAAATTGAATATGGTGACTGTCACGAAATTCAATTTCTTGATGTAAAAACAGATAAAGGTATTTTTCAAATATCTAATCATAATGAACATAACGGTTACTATGGAGGATTTTTAATAACAGCTACAAATTAAATAACAATTAAAAATCAATTAGGGAGTAGAACTTCCAGGGGAAACTCTTATCTTTTTCATTCCCCACTAAGAAAATAAGAGATGTAAAACTTAGCTATATCTGAAAGTTTAATTAATAAATAAATTAAACAAAATTTACAGTATTTGTAATTGATTTAACTATCCTTAGAATTTACTAAGGATAGTATTTTTAACTTTAAAATCTATTTAATATGAGTTATTTACAAAGAAAAACTAATTATGCTTATAGTATTCAATGTTTTTTAAAGAAACAAGGATTTGATATATCAGGAAAAGGTAATAAATCTAATAAAGTAATGGTTAAATTTCTAAAAGAGCATAACTTACCATATCATAAATGGAATAGAAATTATAGAGGATTTAATACAGCAGAATTACTAAATGCTGAAACAATTCAAGATAATTGGAAAGAATTTAAAAAATGGATTTTAAATAATATTTTAACTCTAAAACAAAACAAAATGAAAAATCAAGAAATTGCAACAGTAACACCTGATGGTGAAATAATTGCCCCTTGTGATGGTCAAGATGGAAGTAGTATTTGGGAGGATTAAATGGTAGAAATATATGATATAGAAGTATTTCCTAATTTTTTTTCTTATACTGGATTATGTATAGATACTAAACAAATTTCTGTATTTGTATTACATGAGTCTAATTTTCAATATGATGAATTAGGTAAACAACTAAATAAATTAAAAGGTCAAATAGGATTTAATAATGTTAATTATGATTATCCAATATTACATTGGATGAAATTAAATTCTATTACTGAATATAATTCACTAAATGATTATTTATATGCTATTTATAATGAATCTCAAAGATTAATAAATGAAAAATATTCAGCAATAAAAGAAAAAGATGTACAAATACCACAATTAGATTTATTTAGATTAAATCATTTTGATAATAAGGCTAAAATGACATCATTAAAAGCTTTAGAAATTAAAATGCAATTACCTAATGTTCAAGATTTACCATTACCATTTGATAAACCAATTAAAGAGTCAGACATATCTAATATTCTTGCTTATAATTTAAATGATGTAGAAGCAACTTATCAGTTTTACTTAAAAAATCTTAATAAAATAAAATTAAGAAAAAAGCTAAGTAAAAAGTATAATTTAAATATGATAAATTATCCTGACCCTAAAATAGGAGAATCCATATTATTGGTAGAATGTGCTAAACCATTGAATACCTCTATTTGGGAATTAAAAAAATTAAGAACTTTTAGAAAAAATATTATTCTTAAAGATATTATTTTACCGTATATTAAATTTGAAACAAAAGAATTTCAAAATTTATTAAAATATATGAATAACCAAATAGTAGTTAATACTAAGGGTGATATAAATTATTCTGTTATATTAATTAACAAATTTAAATTTGATTATGGTACTGGAGGAATACATGGTAGTATTAAATCAGGTATTTATACACCTAACAATGATGAAATAATATTAGATTTAGACGTAATAAGTTTTTACCCATTATTAGCAGTTACTAATGAATTTTATCCTGCACATTTAGGTAAAATATTTTGTGATATAATGTATTCCATATTTGAAGAAAGAAAATTATATCCTAAAGATACACATTATGATGAAAATTATGGATGTAAAATTTCCATGAATGGTGCATACGGTTGACAAATATTAAAAATTTAAAATAACCTTGTATTTAGTGCAATTTTATATTAATTATTACGTTATATTATTATAACTAATAATATATAAAATGATTATAAAACAAGGAGAACAATTAGATAAGCAAGGAGTATATAAAATTCTTAATTTACTAAATGGTAATTTATATATAGGAAGTACAAAAATGACTTTCTTAAAAAGATACCACCATCACATTAGCATGTTAAGAAATAACAAACATAAAAATGCTCATTTACAAAATGCTTTTAACAAATATGGTGAAAATAATTTTTCATTTGAAATTTTAGAAATTTGTTCTAAAGAAAACTGTTTATTAAGAGAACAATATTATTTAGATAATAATAATAATTTATATAATATTAATCCTTTTGCTACAGGTATTGATAATTCACAAAAAGATATTATAGAAAAACGTAGGCAAACCTTATTAAAAAGATATGCTTCTGGTGAATTAGATTATGTTAAAGAAATATTAAGAAATAAAATTCCTTGGAATAAAGGTAAAAAGTATATTTCTACAGATCATTTAAAAGTACCTAAAAGAAAAAAAGCAGACAAAACAAGTGTAAAAATTACATTTAGAAATAAATGTCCTATGATATGTGTATATGATTTAAATTATAATTTATTAGGTATATGGTGGAGTGCTAAAGATTTAGAAGAATGGTCTTTAACAAAAGCTAATACATTACCTATTAAAAGTAGAAACTCTAATGGTAAAAATGGATTTCCATATAACTATTTGAAATCTACTAATATAAATCAATCACATAGATGGAACAAAGCATATAAAAACTTATATTTTAAATTTTTAATTAAGCCCTCTTATATAGAAATATATAATGAGCTTGGGATAAATTGCTGGAAAGCTAAGTACATTGATATAAGCCAATCAGCAGCCAATCTATAATCTAAATGGTTATAGCAGGTTCAACGACTAGATATTGAAACTAATAATGAAGTATATAAAGATAACTGTGTAGGGTTCAGAAAGTTTTTACACACATTGAGTAAGAATGTACAAACATCCTTCATACTTCATTTTTAGAATATAAAATATCCACGAACATCCCACACCTTACTATTAAGTTAAAGGTGATGATATAGTCTGAGCTATATGGAAACATGTAGAACTATAGGATAAAGAGCTTATAGGATAACATAACTGAAATCCAATGACCAATATTCATTCTTATATGATCCTAAATTTACAATGGAAATTACTATCAATGGTCAATTATTATTATCTATGTTAATTGAACAAATAATGATAAATACTAATTGTAAAATATTACAAGCTAATACTGATGGGTTTACATTTATTGTAAAAAAAGATTTATTACCAATTGTCGATAAATTAAAAAAAGATTGGGAAAATTTAACTAACTTACAATTAGAAAATGTACAATATTCTAAAATGATTATTAGAGATGTTAATAATTATATGGGAATTTATATTAATGGTAAAACTAAGCTGAAAGGTTTATTTGAATTAGATAAAGATTGGCATAAAGATGATTCTATGAAAATAGTTAGGATAGCTTTATTTAATTATTATACTAATGGAATACCTGTTAATGATACTATTGAAAATCATAATAATATTTATGATTATTGTTTAAGATTTAAGTCAACTAAAGGTTGGCAAACTGAATTACATCATATTAAAGATAGTAAAGCTTGCATAGATAAACATTCTAAAAATCTTAGATATTTTGTATCTAAAAATGGTGGTAATTTATATAAACACCATGAAGATGGTAGATTAAATAGTATTACTAAAGGATTTAAAATTACACCTTTTAATCAATATTACAAATCTGATAATTATAATATTGATTATTCTTTCTATAAAGCCGAGTGTAGTAAAATATTAGAAATAATAGAAGATAAACAATTAACACTAAAATTATTTTAACATGAAAAGAATAATAATATTTTTAGAGAACACAAAATATATAATTAAAAACTTTTTCAAAACTAAAAGAATATTTATCAGAGTTTGGTGGACTAATTATATTTATTGGTTGCCAACTATTTTAACTTCTTATCATAATAGAAATGATAATGCTTTAATTAATTTCTATGTAAAAAGAGAAGGACAAAGTTATGTGGGTTCTAAAATAAATATTTCTATTTTATGGTTAGGAGGAATAATAAATATCAATTATTGGTGGAACATAATTAAATTAAATAACTATGGAAATATTTAACCTTCTTAAAAATGACACAATTAAATGACAAAGAATTTTCCTTAAACTGCTATTGGATAACTATTTCTAATATGTTACCTGAAGCAAATTTAAACCAAAGATTAATACATTTAAATAAGTCATTTAATACAGAGTATAGTATAGATGATATTTACACGTTATTAGAAATTATTGAACAATTAGAACATGAAAATGAAATACTTCATAGAATAATTGATTATAATTGTAATTTTAAATTAGAAAATTATTAAAAATGATAAATTTAAATTTAAATATTAATTTAAAACAGTTTTTTAAAAATACACAACCTTTAGATATAAAACATTATATTTTATTACAACTCTTATTATTAAGAGAATATGATAATGTAATGAAATACATATTTAAAGATGAATTAAGGACCAATTGGGAAGATTCATTTCTTATACAAAAATTAATTGGTGAAGGATATATAAGACCAACAGGATTGAATATAAAAAATATCTTTATTTTACCTAAATCTTATACTATCTTCCCAAAAGAAACTCTTAAAGTAAAAGAAATAGATGCTATTTTAATTTATTTCTTTGTGGATACACTAAAATGGTCTTTAGATAAAGGAGCAAGAAGTGCTAAAGCTGTTGGAAATAGAAAATTTGTTTCAGGCAGATTAGATGATGGTTATTCTGTTGAAGAAATTAAAAAAGTAATTACTTTCAAACATCCATCAAGAGATATTTACATGAGAGATAATCCTCAATATTATAGAATTGAAACTTTGTTAAATGCTACTAAATTTCAATCATATTACACTGAAATGGAAGCTAATGGATATAATACTACAGATATTAATACTACAGATATGATTTAATATGAAAGATTTTAAAAATTTAGTAGAAGATGGAATTAAGGGATTAAATATAGGATTAAAAACAGGATACACAAGGTTTGATAAATTTACTTCTAATCTTCAAATGGAATCATACGAAGTAATTGGGGCTGCGACAAAAACTGGAAAAACCTCATACATAGATGATAGATACTCATTAAAACCTCATATATTAAATCCAGGTGAAGATATTAGATGGATTTATTTTAGTTATGAAATTAGCAGGTTAAAAAAAACTGCTAAATGGGTAGCTTGGTTTATATATCATTATTATGGTATTTTAATTAGTCCTGAATATATATTATCTAAAGGAGATTATAAATTACCTGATAAATATAAAAAGTTAGTTTATGAAGTTTTAGAAAGATATGTACAACCACTTTTAGGAATTTACTCTTCTACTGGAATGTTAGCTAAAAAAGGATTAGTTGATTTTCACGAAAAAGCAACTAATCCAACTGGAATTTATAAATATTTAAAAAATTATTTTGAAACTATTGGAGATTATAAAAAAGGCTATATCTATATAGAAGAAGATGGTGAAAAAAAGAAAATAGAAGTTCAAAACTACGAATTAAAACCCTATTATAAAAATAGAAAAACTATTATTATAATTGACCATTTAGGTCTTGTAAGAAAAGAAAGAGGATTTAATACAAAAGAGACTGTAGATAAACTTTCTGAATATTTAGTAGATATAAGAAATATTTATAAACCTTTGATTGTAGTTACTTCTCAATTTAATAGAGATTTAGGAAAAATAGAAAGATTAAAATTCTCTGGAGATCAATTAAAACCTACAAAAGATGATTTTAAAAATACAGGTAATCCAGCAGAAGATTGTAATAAATTAATTGCTTTATTTAATCCTTCTTTATATCCTCATATTACTAACTATTTAACTCATAATAATAAATCTTACAATATAAAAGAATTAAGTAAAAGAAGTTTATTTATTCATTTATTAGAAAGTAGAGATACTGAAGGATATGTAGATTTAGCTTGTGCTAATTATGGGGAATGTGGTTATATTCAAGAGTTACCTATACAAGATAAAATGACAGACACAATTTATAATTTATTAAAACAAGGAAAAAAAATATAAATTTGTATATGAAAAATAAATATTATATATTTGCAAGATACCCACCAATTTTTTAAATCAATGAAAAAAATATTATTAACAATCATGTTAGGATTAAGTCTAACATTAGTAAGCTCTGTATCTGATAAGACTGAAGCTAAATATTATAATAAGTTAATTCAATCAAATTTCACAATGACTATTATTGAAAGGGGTAGATTTCCAATTGTGGTATATTGTAAAAATACTCATAGAACTTATGTTTTAAATGATTTACACAGAGCTTATATTTTTATGAATAATAAATTAAAAAATGGAAAAAAAGAAAGATGAAATAATATTACCTACAAAAAAAAGAAAAGCAATTAGCACTTCTCCTGATACAATGTTATTATACTCAATTCCGAAAGCAGGAAAAACAACAATTACTGCTAATTTGGATAATTGGTTAACTATAGAATTAGAACCAAAAGGAGCTAATGCAGTTGATATAATGGTATTAGAAGCTCTTACTCCTCCTAAATTTGAAAAAATATTATTAGCATTAGAAAAGGAATGTCCTTATGATGGAATTATTATAGACACTGTTACTATTTTAGATAATTGGAGTGAGACTGTAGGTACATATAATTATATGAATAAACCTCAAGGAAGTAAATTTAATAAACCAGGAGAAAATCCTACAGCTAAACCATACAACCATAATCATAAAGCTTGGCAATCAGTACATGATATAGGTAATGGTTATGGATATAAACATTCAAGAGAACAAATGATGTCTTGGATAAAAAGAATTATTGCAATAGCCCCTAAAGTTATTTTCCTTTGTCATGTAAAAGATAAATTAATTCAAAATACAGCAGGAGATACCATTGAGGCTAAAGATTTATTTGTAACTGGAAAATTAAGAACAATAATTCCAGCCTATTTAGATGCTGTAGCTCATTTTAGAAGAGATGGAAACAGTGGAATTTTGAATTTTACAAATGACGAAAATAAATTATCTTCTGGATCAAGATATTCACATTTACAAGGAGAAATAGAAATATCTAAATCAGATAAAGAAGGTAACATTACTACTTTTTGGGATAAAGTTTTCATAAAATAAATAATCATGGAAGATAAATTTAAAAATCTAATTATTCATGTAGAAACTCAAGAACAATGGGATTATGTAACTGAATTTTATAATCTTAGGTGGCCATCTAATTCTTGGGAAGACTGCAAAAAAAGAACAGTTATAAGAATAAGTACAGAAACAGATTATTATTCAAGAGAGTTTAGTTTTTATAAACATAACCCTGACTTTAGTACCTATAATTTTATAACATTTAAACAATTTAAACAATTTTATGACCGAAAAATTTTAGGTATTTGTGGAGAAGTTTATTTATTGTCTAGTATAGATAATTTTAAAGAACATGACGCAATATTTACTGAATCAGAATTAAATCGTAGAGATTATAAATTAAAAGAAGATCTCCCCAAAATTAAACTAACAATACAAGATATAGCTAAATTAAAAGGAGTAAGTGTAGAACAAATACAAATAATAGATTAATATGAAATTAACAACAATAACAACAAAAAAAGAAGTAGAAGTAAAAGTAGATCCTTATAATGGAAAAGCTGTTTTAGTAATGAAACCCATTACAAGTGAAACCAGTAAAAGAAAAGGATATTACTTTAGCCTTCCAAATCAAGTAAGTAAAGACATTTTAGGAAATGCTGTAAATGTATTTACAGGTTTTGATGAAGATGCAGGAGTACATATAATTGCTAATTCCTTTAATGAGTTAGTAGTAGCACTTCCTAATAAAGATAAAGAAGATAGTTTATCTGTAATGAGAGCCAATGGTTTCATTAATAAAATAATGTATTTATCTCTCATAGAAAGATGTAATATAGATCCAAATGAAACAAATATATTTGATTTATCTCTCATAGATGGATATGAAAGTCCTATTTGTACTATGACTTTACAAGTTACTCCTGAACCAGAAGAAGAAGTTGAGAAAACAGTAGATGATGCTTATAATATTTAATACTTTATAAATAATTTTTAATAATTAATAATTAATAATATATAATAAATGTTTGGAACAAAAGGAAAATCAACAAGTCAAATTAGTCAATGGTTAAGCTATGGTATTTATAAATTACAAATAGCTAAAATGGAAGTAGTACAAAGTAAAAGTAGTGAAAAACAAGCAGTTTTATATACAGTAGAAACTAAACCTATTAAAGGATTAGACGGTTTTAAAGAAGAAGATGATACGCAGTATAATGGACAAATTGCAAAACTTAAAACTATGTACGCTGAACCAGGGAATGAAGAATGGAATGAAGAATTTAATAAGAATATTGCAATTATGGCTGAGAAGTTTGAAGTTAGAGATAAAGTAGATGAAATTTCCGCAACTTCTTTAGAAGATTATGTAGCTAAGGTTTTTGCAATATTTAAAGGACAATATGCTTGGTTTCTTATTACAGCAAAAGAACAAGAATACAACGGTAAAAAATCATTACAGAGAAATTTTTCACGTTGGGGATTTGTAAAATCATTAGCTGAAATAGATGAAAAAACTATTGTAAGAGAAAATCCCGATGATGATACAAGTAGAATTATTAGAATAGGTAAAACTAATAGTGATGGATTGTTTTTTGATAAAACTAATCAATATCATTTTTCTGCATTAGCAGTATCTACACCAGTAACTCCTGATACAGAATCAGATTTATCTTCTGTTCCAAAAGATGGTACTAATGACCTACCTTGGTGAGAATAATTAATTTTCAAGCTTATCTCTTAATTGAGGTAAGCTCTTTTTATATCTTTTAAATTATTTAATTATGTCAATTCAATCACAAATAGATAATGAAAATAATAAAACTGTAAAAAGATTTTTAATTCTTATTTTTTTAATAATAATAGGAAGTGGTTATTATTTTTCTTATAATAAAGTTAAAAAAGACTATGATGTTATGCAAAATAAGATTCATAAAATTGATAGTATTGAGAAAAACATTGAAAATATCTATTTAAAGTATAATAAGTAAAATATGTTTTGCACTAAATTCATTAATTTATCTTTAGAAGAAATAGAAAAATTAATTTCTCCTGAAGAAATATTTAAAAGATTATTTCCTAATTTTAAAAAAATAAATATTAAATTTTCTGTTAGAAATGAAAATTTACCTAGTGCAAATATAACTTATCATAATTCTACTTTATGGTTCAAAGATTTTGGAGATGCTAATCAATCTAAATCTGAGACATGGTATCAATATATAATAAGACATAAGAATATATCATATTATGATGCCTTAAATTGGAGTATAGAAGAGTTTAAATTAAAAAACTATACTACAACTCAACTTTCTAAGAAAGTCTCTAAGAAGACTTATAAAGCTAATAAATTTAAATATACCAAGATTCAAATTAAAAAGAAACCTTTTACAGAAGAAGGACTTTTTTATTGGAATACTTACGGAATAAAATTTGATCAATTAATTGCAAATCATATTTATCAATTATCCAATTATTGGATAACTTCTAAATCAGGTAAAATTACCCAATTTAATATAGATAATAATAAATTATGTTTTGTTTTTCCTTATTTTAAAGATAAAGCAGGGTATTTTTTATATAAAATTTATTCTCCTTTAGAAAAAAATTGGAAATTCATTTCTAATGTAAATAAGTCGGTTATACAACATATTAATCAAATACCTACATCTGGAGATTTATTATTTATACAATCTTCATTAAAAGATTCTATGACAATGCTTAATTATAATTATTATGCTGTAGCTCCAAATGGGGAAGGTATGTTTTTTAATGATGAAAAATGGAAATATGTTAAAAAATATTGGAAAAATCAAATTATATTTGGTGATAATGATTGGCATAAAACTGAAAATCAAGGTATTAAATATGCAGAATATCATTCTAAATTATATAAAATACCTTATATAACAGTTCCAAGTGGATTAAGTTATACTTGTCCATTTTTAAATAAAGAAAAGCCTATAACTGATTTA